CAGAGCAGAGACTTTATGAAGATATTATAATAGAGTCGATGAAAATCTATGGGCAAGATGTTTATTATTTACCTCGTGAAATTGTCAAGCGCGATACCATTTTTGACGATGACGCAACTTCTAGGTTTGACAATGCATATCGTATTGAAATGTACATTGAAAACACCGAAGGCTTTGATGGGGAAGGGGATCTTTTCACAAAATTTGGTGTAGAAATTCGTGACGCTGCAACATTCATTGTTGCGCGTCGACGCTGGAACAGTGCGATTCAATACTATGAGAATACAGACACCAGTAATTTTTATCGCCCTCGCGAAGGCGATCTAATCTATCTCACACTGTCGAAGTCTTTTTTTGAGATTACGAAAGTGGAGACTGAGAATCCTTTCTATCAACTGAAAGACCTCCCCGTGTTTCGTATTCGTGCAGAATTGTTTGAATATAATGATGAAGATTTCGACACTGGGCTTGAGATTGATAATATCGAAACTTACCACGCATATCAGCGTCTGCTTACATTTGATCTAGCACAGAACACTGGTAAGTTTGAGATTGGTGATACGCTAACACAAACAAATCCAAATGGCTTTATAGTCACCGGTGATGTTGTGAAGATAGACGCAGCAGATTCGTCTAACTACAAAGTGTGGGTCGCGCATGTAGGTGCAGACGATGGCGAGTTTCACACATTCAGCACACTGTATCGCGTAGAGAATCAGAACGGTATTAGTGGCCAGCCAACTGCGGTAAGCGAAGAAGACTTGCAAGAGAGCCAGCAGAACGCAGAGTTTGATACCGAAGCTACGAATATTCTTGACTTCTCTGAAAGCAATCCGTTTGGAGACCCTGCATAATGTTTGGTCCATATTTTTATCATCAAAGAATTCGCAAAGCAGTGGCTGTATTTGGCTCACTGTTTAACAACATTAATGTTGTGAGAACTGACGCTGCGGGTGATGTTATCAGTCAAGTCAAAGTACCTCTGTCATACGCACCTAAGCGCGACTTTCTTGCTAGAATTGACGCAATGCAGAACGGTGAAGAAGCAGAGCGTCAAGTCGCAATTAAGCTGCCTAGAATGTCATTTGAAATTATGGCGATGAACTATGATGCGAGTCGTCAGTTACCAAAGATGAATAAGTGCGTAGCATTTCCTGATGGTCTACAAGATCGTGCGCAAGAGGTCTATACACCAGTTCCGTACACTGTAAGTTTTCAGTTGAATATATACGCAAAAGCGCAAGACGATGCGCTGCAGATTGTTGAGCAGATTCTGCCATACTTTACACCACAGTATACCGTGACTGTCAAGCCACTTGACGATTTTGATACAAAAGAAGATACTCCTATTTCGCTGACAGGTATTACTTTTAGTGATGACTTCGAAGGCTTGCTTGAAGCAAGAAGATCAATCATCTATACACTTGATTTCGAAATGAAACTGAGTCTGTTTAAAAACATTTCTTCGTCAAGTTCTATCATTACTCAAGCCGATGTCAACTTCTATGAGATTGGTAAGACTGGTGTTCTGGGGAATGTTTCGCTTGGTGGCTTCAGTCAAGAAGGGCTTACTAGCACGATTAGCGAAGACGGTGGCACAGTTACAAACAGCAACTTCAAGATTAATTATGCACCAAGAAATATTGAGTCGCTAGAAATATCGACACAACCTACAAACGGGGCTGCAACTGCGTCTCTGACAGCAAATACGACTACGCAAACAGGTCGTATTGTTGCGACAGGTTCTTGGTCATACACACCAAATCCAGATTGGCACGGCACTGATAGTTTTGTTGTGCAAGCAAACACAATAGGTGGCGGAAGCATTCGAACCACTGTTGCGGTTGTTGTCTCTTCTCAAGTTGATGCTGTTGGTGATACTGCCACACTTGATCTTGGTTTGGGGCAGAACTTCATCGATATTAATGTGGCTTCGAATGATAACTTCGAAGCAGATGAAGTCAAGTACACAATTGCTGCTGGCGGATATCCGTCAAATGGTTCGCTGTCTGTGGTGAATACAAACACTGGTGTTTTCAGATATACACCTGATGCTGGCTTCTCGGGCACAGACACTTTTGTTTATAGAGCAACACCAACTGGTGGTAAGTCAGAGATTGGCACGGTCAATATTACCGTGATACCAGTATAAATACTTTAAACGATTTTTTGAGGATTTAACATGGCAATTGCAGGCGTTAAAATATCTAGTCTGAGAGAGCTTACAACTGCTGCGTCTAATGACTATCTGGTCATTAACGATGCCAGTCAAGATACGACTAAGAAAATTACTTTTGCCAATCTGTTCAAGAACTATGCAAGCAATCTTAGAGATTCTGCAACGGGCGCGTTTGTCGATAATTTTACAACAAACAATTTGACCGTCAATGATACTGTTACTTTTGGTTCTTTGAAAGATGCAATTGAGAATATCACCATAACAAAATTTGTTGACGCTGCTGATGGTGTTGCAAGCAATGACAATGACACTACGATTCCTACGACTAGTGCTGTCAAAGCATATGTTGATGGCATTGTGTCTGACTATCGTGCTAAGTCAAATCTAAAACCTATGGTTGGTGCGCTTGGAAAAATTGCAGACATTTCTGTTTATGAATACAACATTTCTACTTCTTTGTCAAGAGAAATTGGTGTAATTGCACATGAACTTCAAGACAGAATACCGTATCTGGTTAACGGCGAAAAAGATGCAATGCACGAAAATGGAACGCCAAAATTTCAGACCGTAAATTACGGTAAGATGGTTCCTATTCTTTTAGCTGCTATTCAAGAATTACAATACGAAGTTGAAGCATTGAAATCGAAAATGGGCGATGCTTGCACTAACTGCGACTGTAGAGGATAAACAATGGCTGGCATTAGAATAACAGACTTAGATGCTCTTGGCGCTACGCCAGCAGACGATGATGTTCTAATCATTGTCGATACTAACGAAAATCAAACAAAGCAGGTTACTGTAAGCGAATTGCTTGCAGGCGCTTCTGCTGCAGAAACCGCAGCAGTTGCTGCTCAGATTGTTGTTCAAGAAGACAGTTCAAACGATTTATTTTATTTGACATTTGTCGATTCTGTAAATGGTGCGTATGTCGCAAAAACCGATTCGGATCTTAATTATAATCCAAATCTGAACATTTTGTCTGCAGGATTTTTTTCCGGTAACGGTAGTTTACTGAACAACGTCAAAGCTGATAGTGCGCTGAATGCCTCGTTTGCACTAGAAGCAGCAAATGCTTTGTCGAATGCTGATGATTCTGCACTTGGTGTTAGAATCTACGGCGAGACAACCATCGATAGTGATCTTTATGTCAAAGGTGTTATTCATGCTTTTGATGATGTTCTGGTCACAGGGACGCTTTACGGCGATGGTTCTGGTCTTACAGGTATTACAAGCACTGCAGTGACTACAACTGCTGAGCAGACGGATGCTAAGATTCTAGACTCTAACGGTGTGCATTATCTTATGCTGCGCACCAAACAGACTGGATACGACAGTGTAAGCACAATCTCGGATCTGGTTTATGATCCGCAAACGAATATTCTTAGCGCTAGTTTCTTCTCTGGCGACGGATCTAATCTGACCAATATTTCTGCTGACAGTGCAACTCTTGCTACGTCTGTAAAAGTTACGGCTGTTACTTCTGCAGATAGTTCTACTTACTATCCACATCTTGGAAGTATCAGTTCTGGTAATGACAATGTAAATGTCAATACTGGTTTGACTTATATTCCATCGACACAAAAACTTTCTACAAGTATTTTCTCGACAGCAAATTGGGAAATGTATGAAAGTGCAAATGAACTTTTCTTTGCTTATCAAGGCGTCAAGAAAGTCAAGATAGATTCGGATGGTAATGTCTTCATGGCAGGCACCCTAACACAAAGCGCGTCGCTATAAATATCGCTATAGCGTTGAGGAAAGACAATGGCAGACATTAGAATATCAGAGCTAGCAGAATTACAGAATGTCGAAGACAATGACGTTCTTGTAATCAATGATACCTCTGCAGTCACCACAAAGAAAATTACTCGACTGAATTTCCTTTCAGGCATCACTCGTAATGTCACAGACTCGGGTGACAATGCGATTGTCAATCAAGACCTAACCGTCAACAATGATTTGATTATTGGCGGTAATGTTGATATGACAGGCGATATTAAGTTTGGTTCTTTGACTGATATAATCAATGATATCACAACCTATGGATTCATTACAGCAGCAGATGGTATTGAAAACTACGATAGCTCCGGCTACATTCCTACTACTGGCGCAGTGATTGCTTATGTGCAAAACACTCCGGTTACGAATACTTTTGATTTAAGCTCTACCGCTGGTTCGACGAATTACACGTTCAGCGATACAAATAGCGTTTGGTTCCCGACTGCTGAAAACGATCCTGTACTGTATCTTCGCAGAGGTGAGACTTATCGATTCACAAACGTTCCGGTCGCTGATCCTCTTGAAATAAGAGATAGCGATGGCGGTACTGCATACTCTACTGGTGTTACAAACAATGGTGGGTCAGGTACGGTTGTCTTTGCAGTTTCGATGAGCGCTCCGTCCTCTCTTTATTATCAGTCCACAGCCAACTCTGCTATGGGCAATACGATTAATATTGTCTAAATCTAATGCATAACGGATTTCTTGACAGAAGAAGAAGGCATCTTAATCTGCGTCAAACGCAGGTCGAAAGTGTTCTGCCTGAACATTTTGCTCAATCATATCCGAAGTTTATTTCTCTGCTCAAGCGTTACTACGAGTGGCAAGACCAGAACAATCCTAACGAACTTCTTGATCATCTGTTTGCTGCGCGTGATATCAATGAAACAGATATCACTTTACTTTCGTTTATTGAAGACGAGTTTCTTCTTGGCGAAGCATACTTCGAAGGCTTTGGTGATACCGATGCTGAGAAAAGAGCAGCCGCAAACTTCTCAAATCATCTGTTTAGATCGAAAGGCACAAAGTTCGCAATTGAATGGTTCTTCAGATCATTCTACGGGCTCGACGCAGAAGTTGTTTATCCAAAAGAAAATGTTTTCACACTAAACAATGCTAGTTCTCAGATTGGTCCAGACTCACTAAGATATCTGACTAACGATAAACTATATCAAACATTTGCTTTGCTGGTTCGCGTTGGTGTTCCGATTTCGAAATGGCGCGATATCTTCAAGCTGTTTGCTCATCCTGCGGGCATGTATCTCGGTGCAGAAGTGTCTATCGAAGATACTGTTACCGAAGCAATTAGTGCTGTTATGTTAGACTCTGCAGTTTCTCAAAGAGCGACTAGCGAGTTTACGATTACGCCTAGCCCGTCTTCCGTAGATGAAGGAAGCGCAGTCAATGTTACTGTTACAGCAACAAATATTTCTGACAACATTGGTTCAATCTATTACTATATCAATCACGGAACAACTACCGATTCAGACTTTGCAAATCCTCCTACAATTGCAAACCCTGGATATGTTGCAATAAACGATAGTGCCGGCACTGCAGTTGGTCGTTTTTCAATTACACCAAAAATTGACAGTGCAGAAGGCGAGAGTTCAGAGACTTTTGATATAGTGCTGCGTGATACACAAGGCAGAAATCGTGGGACTACTACGATAACAATAAACGATGTTATATCATCGTATTCGCTGGTACCTAGTTCTACGCTCGTAGGCGAAGGAACGAATGTTACATTCACAGCAACTGGTACAAATGTGCCTAGCAACGGCAGCACAACTCTGTACTACTATATTGAGCATATCACTACGGATAGCACAGACTTTGCAGATGCGCCACTAGATTCAGAATCCCCCGAGCCGTTTTCGATTCATAACAGCACAGGAACTTTCACAATTAGCCCTGTAATTGATCCTAGTCTGACAGACTCAGGCGAGCAATTCAAAGTTATCATCCAGACATTTGATGGAATCAAAAAAGATTCTGCGACGATAACAATTGCAAATAACGCACCGACGTTTAGTCTTGCGTCTATTGGCACAGTAACAGAAGGTAATAACATATCCGCAGCAATTACTGCTGATACAATTGATATTGGCGATACATTAAACTGGGCAATTACGGGTGCTGCTGCAAGTGATGGTAGACTTGCGGCAACTTCTGGTACGACCGTGCTGACTTCGACAAGTCAAAACATTGTGGTTGCTGTGACTTCAAATGACAGCTATGTAGGTTCGGTGTCTGGTACCTTCACCGTAACCAATACAAAGTATTCTCCTGCTATTAGCGTTTCTAGTGCATTCACTATCGACGACGCTGCACCTGTGTATAACATTACTTCAACTCCTTCAATCATTGAAGAAGGTGATACTGTTACATTTAATATAACAGGTAGCAATATTCAAGACGGCACTTATTACTTCTATCTTGATGATATATCGACAGATGAGTATGATTTTCTGGGTAGCAGACCTACAAGTTCTAGTCGCGAAGCCGTTACGATTACAAATAATTCTGGTACTACAAACTCAGTGACGCTTTCTGACAGTTCTGAACTAAGCAATGAATTGTTTGCAGGTCTTCTATACACTGCATCAACAGGTGGAACGCTGCTTAAGTCTCAGCAGTTTACAATTGCTGGAACCACATATACGCTGACACCAAGTACGACAAGCGTAAACGAAGGCGGTTCTGTTAACTTTACACTGTCTGGTGATGACGGTTTATATTACTACTGGATTCAAAGTGTCTCTGGAACAGTTGCACAAGCAGACTTCTCTTCTGGTTGGGCTTCTGAAGCTAACAGAATAGCGTTCTCTGTAACTGGTGGGACTGGCTCGTTTACACTGACGCTTGCAGAAGATTTGACGACAGAAAGTACAGAAACATTTGTGGTGAAAGTATCGAATGCACCGTCAGGTGGATTGCTTGCCGAATCTACTACAATCACCATCAATGACACTTCGACAACGCCAGTACCTTCTCTTGATACTGTTGTTGGTCCGAACGATGTGAACGAAGGTGAAGATGCAACAATTAATGTGACGACATCTAATGTTCCTGATGGCACTGTTCTGAATTGGTCTGTGTCGAATGCAGGCGACTTTGATGTGAGTTCTGGCACTGTAACAATAACAAGCAATGCTGGTTCGTTTACTGTCACTCCTTCTGCTGATGGTGTGGTTGAGTCCGCAGAAACGTTCAGTGTATCTGTCTCTGGCACCGTAAGCGGCACTCCGCTGTCTCGTACTAGCCCGCTTATTACGATTAACGATACGTCGAACATTCCTGCAGGCACGTTCATTGCACAGCGCCCCGAAGAAGGTAACACCTTTGCTGCATATATTCGCGACGAAGAAACTTCTGATGATGGCGAAACTGTAACAGCCACAGCAAAACTTACTACAAGATTCTCTCGCGCGAGCGACGGATTTAAGATTACAGTTGAACTTGACGAAGCAAATGATACGACACTTTGGTATCAGCCAATTGATTCGCCAAATACACTGACAACTTCTCCTGTGACAATCTACACCAACACAGCAGTTGTTCCTGATGAAATTAAGATCGTGTATAGCATAACAACTCAGCCTATAGGGCTTGTAGGACCTGAAATTGATCTTGGATGGCAAGCGACGCCTTCGAATGGAATTGAAGAGTCGATTCAGATGACTGCTACAGCTACTGCAGGTGCAGGTGCTGACGTATTCTCTGGTAAAGATTACACTGTCAAATACTATGGTAGAGCGTCTGGCTATAGCGATGCACTGTTAGCCACGTTCAAGTTTAGAACCCAAGCTTATGCGGATGCAGCTAGCTTCTAATAAATTATAAATAATATTATGAAAGATGATGATCCAAACATCAAGTCAGACTACGATTATTCTCGCGCAACCTATTACGAACTAATAGACAAGGGAAGAGAATCGCTTGATCTGATGATTGAAGTCGCTCGCGAATCCGAGCATCCTCGCGCGTTCGAAGTTCTTTCGAACATGATCAAAAATATCTCAGACGTTAACGATAAGCTTATGGAGCTTAACAAGAAAACGCGAGATGTGACTCAACAAGACAAGAAACAAGACCAAAAGGCAATCACCAATAACAATGTGTTTATTGGCAGCACTACTGACTTGCAAAGATTATTGATGAAACATGATGATGAAAAGGTGATTGATGTTAGCCCTACGGATGAATGATCAAAGACATTACTTAGGCAACATTAATGTAAAAGCGGACGGTGTTCAACAGGAATGGTCTGAACACGAAATTCGTGAGTATGCAAAATGTATGCACGATCCTGCATACTTTGCAAGAAATTATGTAAAGATTATATCACTTGACAAAGGTCTTGTCAACTTTAATTTGTATCCTTATCAAGAAAAAATGTTCGATCACTTCAATGGTAATCGATTCTCTATTGTTCTTGCTTGTCGTCAGTCTGGCAAATCTATTTCGTCTGTTGTCTATCTTCTTTGGTATGCAATCTTTCATCCCGAAAAAACTATCGCGGTTCTTGCGAACAAAGGTGCAACTGCTAGGGAGATGCTTGCTCGTGTTACATTGGCTCTGGAAAATTTACCCTTCTTTTTACAACCGGGCTGTAGGGCTCTTAACAAAGGTAGTATTGAGTTTTCAAATAATTCTCGGATCATTGCTGCTGCTACTTCTGGTAGCTCTATTCGGGGCATGTCTGTTAACTTACTATTTCTTGATGAGTTTGCTTTTGTTGAGCGAGCAAGTGAATTCTATACTTCGACGTATCCCGTTATATCAGCGGGTAAAGACACCAAAGTTATTATCACATCTACAGCGAACGGAATAGGTAATACTTTTCACAAGATTTGGGAAGGTGCAGTTCAGAAGACAAATGAATACAAAGCGTTTACTGTCAATTGGTGGGACGTGCCTGGACGTGACGATGAGTGGAAGCGTCAGACAATTGCAAACACTTCGCAGATGCAGTTCGACCAAGAATTTGGTAACACGTTCTTTGGTACAGGCGATACTCTGATCAATGCAGAAACACTGCTTGATCTAAGAGCGAAGCCACCTAAGAAAATTCTTGAAGGCGGTGACGTAAAAATCTACGAAGAGACCAAAGAGAAGCATGAATATCTCATGATGGTCGACGTAGCGAAAGGAAGAGGACAGGACTATTCGACATTTAATGTCATCGATATATCTGAGCGCCCCTTTAGACAGGTCGCAGTGTATCGAAATAATCGTATCTCTCCAATACTCTTCCCTGATATTATCTATAAGTTTGCGAAAGTCTACAATAACGCATATGTGGTCATTGAGTCGAATGATCAAGGTTCTGTGGTCTGTAATGGTTTGTATTACGACCTTGAATATGAAAATGTTCATGTCGAATCTGCTGTCAAAGCAAATGCAATTGGGATTGAAATGAATCGCAAAGTCAAGCGTCTTGGATGCTCGGGTATTAAAGACTTGCTTGAAGAAAGAAAGCTTGACATTTGTGACGAGCAGACGATTCTAGAAGTATCTACTTTTGTCTCAAAAGGGCAATCGTATGAGGCGAGCGATGGTAACCATGACGACTTGATGATGAATCTTGTCATGCTTGGTTATTTTATATCGACTCAAATGTTTGCTGACATGACAGACATCAATCTAAAACAGATGATGTTCGAAAATAAAATGCGAGAGATCGAAGAAGCAATCGTGCCTTTTGGCTTTGTCGATGATGGCAGTGAAGCGATAAGAGAAATCGAAGAGAAAGACAAAATGAAATACGAACCGTGGCAAATATGGGAAGATGTGTACTGAAAACGCGCATTTTATAAATAAATACTGTGAATCTTCCGTATTATGTTTCCTTATCATATGTTAACGAAAAAAGGACACGACCATGGCATTAATACCATCTGAGTCTCCCAATATTCTCGTAAAAGAATTTGACCTGTCTGGTGTGGTGCCAGCAGTCACTACTTCTACGGGAGCATTTGTAGGAGATTTTAACTGGGGCCCTGTCGATCAGCCTAGACTGGTCGGTAACGAAGCAGAACTTGTTTCCGCTTTTGGATCCCCCGACACCGATTCTGCGGCTGATGCCACAGACTTTCTTTCTGCGTCTATGTTTCTCAAGTATTCTGGTAGCGCGTATGTTAGCCGTGCGGTTGGCGATGCTGCTAAGAACGCTGCGGCTGCAGGCACTGCGCCTCTAGTCAAGAATCTTGACAACTGGAACGCACAATCTCTTTCAGCAAACAAACTGGTTGCAAAGTATCCTGGCACTCTGGGTAACAGCATCAAAGTTTCTATCTGCCCTCGTTCAGATTCCGACGCTGCATTTACTAACTGGACCGTTGACGGCGTAAACATG